TTTGATCCTGTTCCTGCCGAAACTGGTAAGGGTTGGAATGGGGCTTCGGCTTCTGGTCTAAAAAAGTTGGAATCTTTGAAGTCTGTTTCGACAAGTAAGGTTGGTTCTTGATGAAAAACGTGTTGGATGGCGACATGCAGAAGGTGTCGGAACGTGACGCTTATGGCTCTAAGCACGAATATTCGGTTGGTGGCTGTCTGACACGGGTCAATCATGCTATGAAGTGGCGTAAAGACGCTGGATATGATGATAAGTGGGCTAAGATCATCAAATTGTACGCTAACCAGTATGAGTATACAGAATTGTCGGGCTATACTGACATTGTTGCCCCTAATATGATGTTTTCTACTGCTAATGTGATTATTCCTAGTGTGATGGTGAACTATCCGAAGATTACGGTGACTGCCCGTCGTCCTGAGGTAGAACAGAACGGTCAGGTTGTTGAGGCTGTTGTAAACTATTTTTGGCAGCATCGCGATTTTCAGGAAGAAATGAAACTGATTGTCAAAGATTTCGTGTTGTTGGGTCATGGTATCGGTAAGATCACTTGGTTGTTGGGTGAAGAAGAAGTCGAGTTGTCTCGTGACGAGTGGACTGCTGCTGTTTCTCAGGCGTTGATGGATGCAAACATGGCCCGCCAGCAGGCTGAGGCTGCTGGCGTGGATGTCACGTTTCCTTCTGATGAAGAAATCATTGCTAGTGTGCCCACTAGCAAAACTGTTATTACCGAAGATTGTCCAGATTTGGGCAGGATTTCACCGTTCGATCTGTATGTTGATCCTGATGCTACACGGTTCAAGAAGGCACGTTGGGTTGCTCAACGCATGTATATCCCGTTGGAAGAAGCCCGCGACAATCAGGATTGGGACGCTAAGGCACGGAAGAAACTTAAGGGGACGGCGATGTCGTCCGCCAAAAAGGATTATGATTTGACGTTTGCTGGCGAGCAACGTGGTAGTGAAGCCGATTTTGTGATTGTTTGGGAATATTATGATTTGTTGGAAGAAAAGGTGTGTGTTTTTGCTGACGGGTGCGACCTGTTTCTGTTGAAACCCGAGGATTTTGAGTACCCGTTTGGGCATCCGTTTGTGTTTCTACAAAACTATGAGGTTCCTGAAAAGTTGTATCCTTTGGGTGATCTAGAGTCGATTCTACCTTTGCAGATGGAGTTGGCTTTGACTCGTACCCAGATGGTGAATGACCGTAAACGGTTCCGTCGCATGTATATGTATAAGCCTGATGAGATTGGTGCTGACGGTTTGGCTGCGTTGATGTCGTCGGATGATAATGCGATGATTCCTGTGGATTCTGATTCACCGTTTAGTGATGTGTTGGCTCCTGTGGTTACTACTTCGTTGCCTCCCGAGTTTTATAATCAGACCGCCATGATTTTGGAAGACATGGATCGTACTACGGCTGTCACCGAGTATGATCGTGGTGGTGCGTCGGAGATTCGACGCACCGCTACTGAGGCCGCTATGATTCAGGATGGGGCGAATGCTCGTAGTGCGGACAAGTTGGCTAAGGTAGAGTTGGCTGTTGGTGAGGTTGCCCAGCGTTGTGTCCAGTTGTGTCAAGAGTTTTTGTCTACAGATCAGGTCGCTAAGATTGTTGGGCCTGATGGTTCTTTGATGTGGGTTCCTTTCAATCAGGACACTGTTCAGGGCGAGTTCGATTTTGTGGTTGAGGCTGGTAGCACGCAGCCGCAAAATGAGTCGTTCCGCCGTCAGTCTGCAATGCAGTTGTTGGATGCTATGGCACCGTTTATTTCTGCTGGTGTGGTTGATCCGTCAAAGTTGGCTGAACATGTGTTGCGTAACGGTTTCGGCATCAAAGACCCTGGTTCGTTCTTGATGCCACCTCCCGACATGATGGGCGGGATGCCATCTCAGGGTGGCGGGATGCCTGTTGGGGATTCGGCGGTTCCTGTCGGCCCGCCTCCGATGTGACGATTTCTATTTATTGATTGGAAACATGTTTCAATTTCTTTAAGGAGTTACTATGGCTTATTCTGATGATACAAGCGGTCAGGTTCAGGAACGATTTGTTGAGCGTGCCCGTGTTCGCATTGTGGCTTCGGCCACTACTGACACGTTGACCCTTGCTGATCGTGACGGTTTCATTGCCTATAACGCTGCTGGTGCGGTGACGGTCACGATTCCGAACACTTCGGTTGTCGCTTTCCCTGTGGGCACTGTTATCACTACGTTTTCGGGTGGTGCTGGCGGTTTGACGGTCGCTAAGACTGGTACGGATGTGTTGACTGGTACTGCTACTGCTGCCACGAACGCTACCCGTAAGATTATCAAGGTCAGTGAGGCTGCTGGCGTTTCGACTTGGTATGCGTTTGTCTGATGGCTAGTGCAGCGTGGCAACGTAAGGAAGGTCAGAACCCTAAGGGCGGTTTGAACGCTAAGGGTCGGGCCTCTTACAAGAAGCAGACTGGTGGGACGTTGCGTCCCCCAGTCACGGTTGCTGCTGCAAAGAAATCTTCGGCTAAGGCTGCTCGTCGCAGATCGTTTTGTGCGAGAATGTCGGGGATGAAGAAAAAGTTGACAAGTAGCAAGACGGCTAATGATCCGAATAGTCGGATCAATAAGTCGTTGCGTGCTTGGGATTGTTAAGGTCGGTGCAGGGTAGCGCAGTCTGGTAGCGTGTCGGGTTCATACCCCGAAGGTCACGGGTTCAAATCCCGTTCCTGCCACTAAGAACACCCGCCATTGGGGCGGATTCTTGAAAGGAAACAATTTATGTCTGATGACTTGATGGCCGCTTTTGACGAAGTTATGTCGGAGAGCGGTGATTCTGGTTCTGATATGGTTGAAACGTTGCCTCGTAACGCTAATGTGCATACGGGTGACAATGATTTCATCCCTGATGGGGATGAAAATGATAGCGAAATTGATGGTCTGGACATTGAGGACGATGTTGACGATGCGGTAGACGACGTTGATGTTGTTGATGATGCAACCGATGACAGGTTCGATTTTGACTCTATCAAAGATAAAACTGTTCCAGTTACAGTGAACGGGGAAACCTTTGAGGTTCCGTTGGCTGAACTGCGGAATGGTTACATGCGTCAAGCGGATTATACTCGTAAAACGCAGCAGGTTGCTGCGGATACGGAAATGTTGCGTTGGGCGCGTGAAATGCAAGAGGCTTTCCGTGTTGATCCTGTTGGTAGTGTACGTTATTTGCAGGAACAACTTGGTTTGGCAGATCAGGACGATGACCCGTTGGAAGGTGTTGATCCTGAGATGCAGCCGATTGTTGCCGAGTTGTGGCGCACCAGGGAGGAACTGGCTGAACTCCGTCAAAGAACGGAACAATTCGATCAGGAACGAACGAATGTGCAGGTTCGTGCAGAACTGGATTTGATGCAATCCAAATATCAGGATTTTGACCCGTTCCAAGTGTTGCCTATCGCTATTGATAATGGTTTGACGATGGAGATGGCATACAAGATTTGGAAGGCCGATCAGATGACCGCAGAGTCCGAGTTGCAACGTCAGGCCCGTGAGAAGGCTGAGAACGCTGCACAGCAGCGTGATAAGGCCCGTAAGGCTAAGACGCAGGCACGGAAATCTTCTGGTGTGGCAGGTCAGAATGATGATAGTTGGAAGAAATTTGATTCATTTGAAGATATCTTTGAGTACGAGTTTGAACGTACCCGTCCCTAATTTAGAAAGGTTGGTTTACCATGAGTAACCCCAATTTCGACAACATTGTTGCAACTACCCTTAAGAAGTATTTCACTGAGGGAGGCAAGGCTGTTGACAACATTTTTAAGCGGTCGGCTGCTCTTGATTGGATCAAGAACACCGCCAAGTTGGATTCGCAGGGTGGCGCTACCGCAGTGTTCCCGATCATGCATAAGGCTAACTCGTCGTTCCAGTATTACTCTGGTTATGACGCGTTGACTCCTGTGCATGGTGAGGAAATTGTGACTGCTGCCGAATACCAGTGGAAGCAGGCCGCAATCTTTATCCCCATGTCTGGCATGGAGGAAGCCCGTAACTCGGGTGATCGTGCTGTCATCAACCTTTTGAAGACGAAGGTTGAGAACGCTGAGATGACTGCCGCAGAGCAGTTTGAAACTTCTCTGCTGACCTATAGCGGCACCGAGTCGTCGGGTAAGGCGTGGGGCGGTTTGCCGCTTCTCGTTGGCGACAACACCAGCACCGTCACGACTGTGGGCGGTATTGATTCGTCTGTTGCTGGTGGCGCATATTGGCGTTCGTATGTGCCGACCACGGCCACCTACACCCTTGGTTTGCACTCTAAGGCGTACAACACGGTGTCGTATGGTGGCGATGCTTGCGATTTCCAGGTGACCACCCAGTTGTTGTGGGAAACCTATGAGTCGAAGTTGCAGCCGAACCAGCGGTTCACTGACGCCAAGACGGCAGAGGCGGGCTTTATGAACCTGTTGCACCGTGGCAGCAAGGTTGTGTGGTCTGACCTGATGCCCGCTACCCAGTGGTATTTCTTGAACAGCCGCCACGTCAAGTTGGCTGTCCTGTCGGGTAACTGGATGAAGTTCCGTGGTTTCGTGGAACCGTTTGACCGTGACGCCAAGTACGGTCTTATCACCTGCTACGGCACGTTCGGCACGAACAGTCGTCGCCATTTGGGCCGCGCTATCTGGACTCCCTGATAGTTAGATACGGTTTGGTCTGATAGACGGGAGGGGGGACTCGCTTCCTCCCTCCCGTTTATTGTTGTAAAGGGGTTTTGATGAATATTGTGTTGCCGTTCGGCAAAATTAGGAAAGCGGTTGTTGCTGTAGTTTCGGCTGCTTTGATCCCAAAGTTGACTGGCTGGTTGGATGTTGATGCTGGCATTCTTGGAGTCTTGTTGGATGCTGTTGTTGTTGGCGTGTTGGTGTGGGTTTTCCCGAACGCTGGGAACGAGTTGGAAGATGCCTGATATGACTGTGACTTGGCCTGGGGCTGTACCGTTTGATGCCGCCTACGGGCAGCAAAACGGTTCTGGTGGCGGTTCCGAGGTACAGTTTGATGCTGCCGCCATGTTAGGCAAATTTGTTATCCGTCCCGCCTACTCACACACCCAGGTTTCGGTGTATGATGGTGCTGTCCCGTATGTTGGGACAGATGAGATTGATGAAATGTTGAATCAGTACGCTGAGGTTGCTGACGAAATTGTTGTGTCAAAGAAACGTGTGAAGAAGGCGGTCTGATATGGTGATGACGTTGCAACAGTTGCGTGACTTTGTTCGGCTCCATGCGGACGCCGACCTTGTTGATGCCCCTGACGCAACGTTGGACGTGTATGCCCGTATCGCCTACAACGACATTTTGGCTCGCCGTAACGCTTGGCCTCATCTGACGGCGGAATACACGTTAACTACTGTTGCAGGTCAGGAACGGTATCCGTTGTCTGGTTTGTCTACGACAGATTTGGATACTGTTACTGGAATTGTTGATACCACCAATTTGGGGTATCGTCTAATTTACATGTCGGAATCGGATGGCGATTTGGCGTTCGGTGCCCCTATTGGGGCGACCGCACAGACCGCTACCGCATATACGATTGTTGATGACGAGATCAAACTGTTTCCGAAACCTTCGGTTTCTGGCAAAACATATAAGGTTCGTGGTTTCAGGGCGGCAACAGGATGGCCGTCTACTAGTTCCAGTGTTCCCGATTTGCCTGCCAGTTTGCATGAAGCAATTGCCTGGTTCATGTTGTCATCCTATTTTCTGTCTCAGGAGGACACCCAGTTGGCTGGCGTCTATTTGTCTGAGTATAACATGATGGTTGAACGGTTTTTGCGTGCCGAAACCACTAAGGAGTATTCTGGTCGGGTATTGAAAATGGGGGGCCAAAATTATGGTGCTCCCGATTTCACTCGTTGGGTGCGAGGCATGTTGGAATAGTTATGGCTAATCGTTTGCGGGTACAGTTTTTCAACGATTTTACGGGCGGGTTGAACAATAATCAGCAACGCCAAAATTTGGCGTTGAATGAGACACCTGATTGTTTGGATGTCGTGTTTAACGCCAGGGGCGGGTTCGCTACCCGTAACGGGTTTCAAACGTTGTATGTTGACGCATTGTTGAATGGTGGCTACATTGGGGGCCAGTTCAGTATCGGTACGGAACAGTTGTGGGGTTTGACTTCCACTGGTTCGCTATGGTTTTGGGATGGCACCAGCATGTCGTTGCCGTCGATCACTAGTTTAGTGTCGAACCCTGGTGGGGTTCGTGGGGTTGCGTGGGGTGGTAAACTATATTTTGCTAACTGGTTGTCTGGTGGCACATATTTGATGCGACATTGGAACGGGACGGCTATTACGACGTTAGGGAATGTTGCGAACGATAACTATTCTGCACCGAGCGGGGCGAATGCCCCGTTGGCCCGTCTGATTGCTGACCATTCTGGTCACATGTGGTGGGCTGATACGGTTGAGGGCGGGACACGGTTCCGTTCTAGGTTGCGGTTTTCGCATCCGTTGCAGCCCGAAAATTTTGCTTCTGACGACTATTTCGATATTGAACCTGACGATCAAACAAATGAGATTACGGCTTTGGTGCCGTTTAGGAACATGTTGTTGGTATTTAAGAAGCGTGGCGTGTTTGCGGTGTTTGGCACGGATCGTGAGTCGTTTGTGGTGGAACGGTTGTCTACTGAGGCTGGTGTGGGTTCTCAGGAAGGTGTTGCTGTAAATAGTGGTGTGGCGTATTGGTGGTCGCCTGATGGTAACGTGTTCGCGTTTAACGGTTCGGGTGTTGTGCCGATTGGTGATCGTATTGTGAATGTGGTGCGTGATAAAACGGTGATCCCTGGCGGGGATCATCGTGTGTTGTGGGGTGAAGAAAAGTTGTGGGTTTCGTTGCAGAAACAGGATGGTTCACGGATTCTGTTTGTGTATGATCCTGCTGTTGGTGAGCGTGGGGCGTGGACACGGTTTTCGTTTGAACCTTCGGACTGGTTTTGGTGGCGTCGTAATGATGGTACTTCTCAGGTTGTGTTTGTTGTTGCAAACAAGCCATGCTTGTATCAGTTTGGTGACATTTTTCAGGAACAAGATAACGATAATGGGGTTGTTTCTTCGGTGGCCGCCTACTATAAGATGGCTTGGTTTACGGCGAATGATACGGCTTTGAAAAAGAAGTGGAGGCGTCCTACGATTACGGTTGCTTCTACTAGTATTTCTACTTTGAATGTTGAAGTGTATTACGATTTTGATGAGGCTGCACCTAATAGGGTGTTGACGTTGCCGATTGCTCCTACGGCTGGTACTTATATGGTGTGGGGTGATGTGTGGGGTTCGTTGTGGTCTACTAGTGATCCTGTGTACGAGTTTGATAGGCTATCTAGTTTGGGACGGTCTAATGCGTTGCAACTCAAGTTTGAAGTGACGGGTCATACGGGCCGTTGGTGGGTTGATAGTATTGCGGTGCCGTTCTTTGAGAAAGCGTACCGTTGAAAGGCGATAGGTGATTTATGGCTGCTAATGTTGGTGTTTCACACAATTTTGTTCAGGGCACTCCGAGTGTTGCTGACGATGTGGATGATAACTTTACGGATATTGTGACTTGGATTAATGCTAATGCGACCCATTTGGATGGGTCGAAAGCGTTTACTGGTGTGGTGACGTTGGCTGGGGTTGATCCTTCGTTGCCAAATCATGCTGTTCGTAAGGCGTATGTTGATGCTTTGAATTTGTTGTCACCTGCCGATTACGTGTTTATGTTCCAAAATTTTCGTTAATATAGGAGGGGTTTTTTATGGCTACTACACCCAATTTTGCTGCTACACCTTTGACGGGTCTTGCACAGATCAGTGTTGCTAACACGAACCGTGACGGTACGGGCACGTTGGGCACCGTTTTTACCGCTGGTGCTAACGGTTCACGCATCGAAGAAATCGTGATCGAAGCGACGGGCACGACGACGGCTGGCATCGTTCGACTGTTCTTGAATGACGGCACGAATAGTCGCCTGTGGCGCGAGGTGGCTGTCACGGCTGCTACTCCGTCGGGCACGGTGCTGGCGTTCACGGCGTCAGTGCGTAACGACACTCGTGTTGATCTGCCGTTGCTGGTGTTGCCTACTGGTTGGTCGTTGCGTGCGTCTACCCATTTGGGGGAGACGTTCAACGTGTTTGCGTTCGGCGGAAGTTTCTGATATGTCGAATAAGGGCACGTTCGGCCTGCCGCAAGGGCAACGAAGTGGGGCGGCTGCTAGATCGCTGTTTGTTGAGTGTCTTGTTGTTGCTGGTGGCGGCGGAACCACAGGTAGCGGTTCTGCGGGTTCAGGTGGCGGTGCAGGTGGCATGGCTGAGGCCGCAGTTACTTTTAGTCAGTTCACCAGTCTTGCGCCTGCTGCACTAATTGTTGGTGCTGGCGGTGCTGCCACAGTCAAAGGTTCTAATTCCACGTTTGCATCTATAATTGCATTAGGTGGCGGCGAAGGTGCTACTCAAGGTAACGCTGGCAATAGTGGTGGTAGCGGCAGCGGTGGCAGTGCTGGTTTTGGTACTGGGAACAGAAATGGTGGTAGTGGCACTGTTGGTCAGGGTTTTGCGGGCGGATTATCAACAGATGGTGGTACTGGCATCACCACTGGGCCTGCTGGCGGTGGTGGTGCTGGCGCAATCGGCGGCAGCAACTCTGCAAATACTGGCGGCAACGGAGGGACTGGCAGAAGTTCCAGCATTTCTGGAACGGCAACTTTTTATGCTGGTGGCGGTGGAGGTGCGCCTGGTGCATTCGGTATCGGCGGCGCGGGAGGCGCTGGTGGTGGCGGTGCAGGTTCGGGAACGACTGGCGGTTCTGGCACTGCAAATACTGGCGGCGGCGCAGGCGGTGGCACTACTGCTGGGGGTGCTGGCGGTTCTGGAATTGTGATTCTTCGTTACCCAGCCAGCGTAACCGCCACCTTTAGTGGCGGTGTCACCGCTACCACAGTGACTATTGGGGTAAACAAGGTTTCTACAATTACTGCTGCTGGCCCTACTGACACTGTGTTTTTCACCTAAGGAGCGAGTATGGCTCATTACGCTATAATCCAGCCCGACACCATGACCATAACCCAAGTGTTTGTAGGTCGTGACGAAAACGACCTGGCACCTGGGATCACCAACTGGGAGGATTACTACGCCCCAGAAGGAACTATCTGTCGGCGCACCTCATACAACACTCGGGGCGGCATCTACTATGATTCGCAAACTGATTTGCCAGCAGCAAACCAAAACAAAGCGTTCCGCAAGAACTATGCAGGTATCGGCCACATTTACGATCCTGTGCGAGATGCGTTCATCCCGCCCTGTCCTGGTGAGGGTTGGACGTTGAACGCTGTCACTTGCCTGTGGGAACAGCCAGTTACAAAAGAAGGCGGAAAACAATGACCACCATCCTGTCCCGCTTCGATGTCGGCCTGCCTGCCCGTGTCACCAACATTGATCGGATCACGCCACGACCGCTGCTAAAGCCACGGTTGGA